TGTGAAAGATATACTTTTAAATTTTGTTTTACTGCTCTGTTCAATTGTGTTAAATTTTTACCAGCGTCATATCCCAATAAGTACATATTTAATGCTAATGGGTTTGGTTGTTTTGTTGCTGTTCTTGAATCAACTATTTGACCATCAATAACTTGAAGTTGTCCTTGTAATTCTAATTGTTCATCTTGAACAATATATGCTTTTGCTATGTTTCCATATTTTTGTGGTAATGAATAAGCTCTCGTAATGTAGTCTGCCTTTGTTACTGCTCTGTTCTGTGCGTTAAAGTATGCTGCAGCATTCTCTTTTATTTGAGTTAGAGTTTCTGATGAAGAACCACCAGAAGCTGGGGTCTCATTTGTAATCTTTATACTACTTTCAGCACTAGCTTTTTTAGTCGCATTTAATCCTTCGGTAGAAATTGTATACACCTTTCTTGCGAAACCAGTTATACTATTACTTGCAACATTATCTTCAACTTTTCCACCATAATTATAATTTACCGTAAGTGTTGTGTTACTTGGTGCTAATCCAAATGTTTGTGTCTTTAAAAAATTACTCGGGTCAAATGACTCGTCTAATCTTGATACACCCATTCCTAATGATGAACCAACATTATCTGGATTTGGAATTATTTCTTCATCTGCATTATCACTAATACCTGAACCAAATCTCAATTCCATTTTATTATCATCACGAACATAAGTTGTGAATCGTCTTGATGATTTAATTAACTTTAATAAATAAGGTGTGTCTGTTTCGAACTCAGCTAAGTCAGGGTCACTTAATGATGTGTTTTGTTCTGTTTCAAAAATTGTGTCTTGTGCTAAAAATGGAACTTGATAAAATTTGTTATTTGAACTATCCGTTACTGATATAATCTCAGTTACCTTTTCGTTTGATAAAACTATTTTATCAAATTCTTTTGCATTATTGAATACAAATTCTTCCGAGTCCCTTGTGCCAGATTGTGCTAATACTTTTTTAGTTAATCTAAAAAGTGTTGGTATCGCTCCTGACTCTTGGTCTAATAATTCAACTTTCATTCTATCCAATGAACTCGATGCTTTAAAATTAACATCATCCATTAGTGTAAATTCTGCTCCGTTATTTGATGTTACGGTTGAGTTAGAACTTAATATTCCAGCGTAATCTAAATCTGGTTTATAATCAGGACCATTGACTTTTGCTGGAACCTCAACACTAACGGTCATTTGAACCGTTGCAGGTGTTGCTAACTTAGGTTTGTATCCATATGATTGGGCAATCGCTAATACATTTTTTCTTTCTTCTGCATAATGTAATAGTGTTTCTCTGAACTGATTATCTACATAGTAATTCAATACATCACCGACATAAGATGCCATTTCAACAAACATCATTCCTGGTGATGCTTCATTGAAATCATTGTATTGGTTTGGGAAATAGTTTTTCGCAAACTCAATTAAATTGTTTCTTATATCTGTAAAATCTCTACCGAGATAATTTACTTCTTTACTAACTAACTTTTTATTTGTACCGTAATCTGGCATTCTTATTCTCCAATTCTAAAATCAAAATTTAATATTTCAATGGTATCAGGATTTAAAGGAACTGAAAATTCAATTGAAACACTAACTGTGTTATCTTGTTGTGTGGTGAAAACATTAATTATATTAATGTATGCTAAGAATTTATCAGCTGATGAACGAATGGTTTCTTCTATTCTGTTTGGGATGTCTTGTCCTTGTTCAAACACAATAAACTTTAATTGTGAACCAAATTCTGGTTGCATTATTCTTTCACCTGGCGTTGTCAATAACAAATTTTGTAAATTTGCCTTTGATTGTTCCAATACAGTTTTTGTCTTATAAAAGAATCCCTCTGGACTATGGTCCAATGGAAATCTTATTCCGACATACTTGTCTTCATTTCTATCTATTTCTCTTACGCTTCTTGCCATTATTTATTAAGGTCTGAAATTATCCCCACCTGTTTTCTTTTTACTAATTGCTTTCATTAATCCAGAATAATCACGAGTTAAAGCGTCTTGTACACCTTCTGGTACTTGGTCTACATTTACACCAGCTTTCTTGATTGTATCTACTGCTGCCATCTCTCTTGCTTGTTCTTTATTCTGTCCTCTACCTAAATCTCCATAACCCAATACTTCTGCCATATTGTCAGAACCTAATACACCACCGCCCAATGATGGATACTCTTCAGTTTGACCTTTTCCTAATGGATTGGTATTGTTCAATACTTCATTCAATGCTGGATTTTTTGAGTATTTCTTTTTAGTTTTTTTCTTTACTATATTTGGTTTGGGTTTAGAAATTGTTTCTGATAAACTAATTTCTTTTTCTTCATTAATAAATATCTCGGTCATCTGTTTTTTAACTTCTTTACGGACAACTAATTCGATTATTTTTATTAAGTCATTTTTCTTCATTACTACTCCTACTTTGTTAAGTTTAAAATTTTTCCATACATCTTTACTTGTTCAACATCTCCCTTTACACTACCTTGCTCTGCAATATAATTTTCAATGGAACCAAATACTCCATTTTCTCTTGCTCTCTGTAAATCTTTACTACCAACACTTTTATCTCGAGCAATAGCTAATGCGTCTTTAGCTCCTGGTATTGAATCTATCTCTGCCTCTGATATATTTTCCAATACGTTAAGTAAATCTTTTCTATTGCCAGAGTCTATTCCTGCAGAAATTTGATTTGCTTGTTCTAATTTAGCTTCATTTTCTTCAGCAAACTTTTGTGCTTTTTGAATACCACCCTCAATATCTTTTGAAAATTCTTCAATATCCCCAACTATATTTAAAAGTCCTGCTGGTATTGGTAATGATGCTTTTATCTCAGGTAATGTTTTTGTTTCCATTAACGCTTGACTTAAAAACTCTAAATTTAACGTTGCGTCAACAAAGTTTTTTGCACCCTCTAAACCTTTGATGATATCTTTCACACCAGAAGGTAGAGTTAATGGATTAGATAGTTTAGGAACACCAAGGGTAAATGCTTGAAATAATTTTTGTATTCCCATTGTTTGTTTTAAAAATCCTGCCATATCTAATTGTGGAAATGGAATACCCTCTTTTGTAAGATTGACTATTTTCCCATTACCACTTCCTTTAATGTCAAATTCTATTGTACTATTTCTTGGGTTTAGTGTAATTTTATCCTCGGATGTAATCAATACATCACCTTGATTTGATTGTAAATTAATATCCTTACCGGCTATCAAATCAATTGTATCATTAACACCAACCACAAATTTGTCAGATAATATTTGAACTCTTGGTTCTTCAACATTGGTCATTGATAATACTGAACCATTATTATTTATTTCAATAGAACCTGTATTCTCAATATTTCCTATATTAATAAAATTATTAAATCTTCCTTGAAATAAAGTATCACCAGTATTAACTCTTGCTGGTGTTGGGAAGGTATTTACAAATCCACCACCTCGTTCAAAGTCAATTGTTTGACTACTTGTTCTGCTACTTTCGTTAAACGCTTGAAAGTTTATATCTTCAATGTTTTCACTCAATCTTGCTAAATAATATGGTTGTCCTTTATAAGACATACCTAACCATAATTCGCCTCGTAAAGGATATTGAATTATGTTTGAGTTCAATGGTAAAAAAGTTCTTCCTTCAATTTCTTCAATAGAATCACCTTGTTCCGAAAAAACATATCTTCCAACCACTTCACCTTTTAATAAATCATTTTTTGAATTGGATATTTCAACAATCTCAAATACCTCTAATTCATAAAATTTATTTTCTTCTTTTAATTGGTCAAGTATTGCATATAATTCATTTCTTGTTATGAATGAATTATCAAATGGTTTGTCAATACCAGAACCACCACCTGTTTCTGTATAGGCCATTAAGTTTCCTTACTGATAGAACTTTCTATTTCATCTTTTTTGATTTGTAACTCCTGAACATCTGATTCTATTGCGTTCATCAATTGTTCTTTTTCTGCGTCTGATAAACCGAACTCATCTCCTGAATCCGATACCTTTCCTTCAGCTGCTGTAATTCTTTGAACGATTGTTGCCAACTTAA